GGGGGGGGGGAAAACAAGCTTAACTTGTGGATTTGTTAGGTTGCTACTAATCAGTGATGGCTATTTAGCCATCCCTCATTATTTGCGTCCCTTCAACATTTCCGCAAAACTTAATAGTTGACATAAAACTTATGTTCTTCAAGCTGGGGATCATAGCACATTAGGCATATAGTTTTAATGTATGCCTCTATAGTGTTGTCTCCTAGCTTGTAATAATTGCAGTTTAGATATATACGTTCTTCTATGGTAGTGCCTTGTATAGGTAAGTAATCATAATTTAGGTGTTTAATTGTACTAATTACATACCTATGGTGCCCTATTAGTTGTAAGTAGCTATATGCTCTTTCTCTTAAGTTGGCCATGTAATCGCCAACTCCAGTGCACAATTTATCAAATAGACGTATAATCGAAGGTGAAAACCTCCAACCCACTCCAGGAATTTTGCCAAATATTAATTGACAGAATTTGCCGGTTTTTCCTAAACTAATGGTTAGACGTACGTTGTGTCTCTTGGCTGCCATGTCTCTCAATACTTCTTCATCCATTTCCGATTTAGTTAAACTTATGCTATCATCGCCTAATGACCAACTGTAATCAATAGGATACATTGCATTGATATCTGATAGTATATAAAGATTACGCAGTTCATTGCCAAGACCGGTGAATGTACCCCCGCTCATATGCATGGGTGGTAAGTTGCCACGTATCTTCGTTCTTGAATTAAAGCTCCATGTCAGTAGTAATTCCTGATATAGGGCATTATGACCATCTGTTAAGCCTAAAGCCTGCATAAATGTGAAATGCTTACTTAATATCTCTTTACTTGTTTGTCGATCTTGCTTGCTTAAGTCAAGTTCTAATACCTTGTAATTGACGTCATATGGTACGATAGTAGCACTTTTGTTCAGGTTGAACAAGTCTTTACCATCCGTATATAGTATACCTTCCCTTAATAGGCTCTTCATTCTGGCTTTTACTTCATCGATTATTGGGCATAAATACATGCTAATATGTTGCTCATGCCATACGATAACTCTACCAATTTGTTGATTGTATGACTTGATTTTTTCTTTGAGCAACAGTTCAACTTTATAATGGACTCTAGCTTGTTGCATGTTGAATCCTTGTTGGAGCTGTTCTAAATGCCTTTTGAGTACTAAGATATTATTATACTGGTTACCTTTCTTTTCTACCCAACGCATCATGTGTGTGTGGTCAACCGTGATAGGTGCATTTTTGTATTTTGCCATGAGTTCCTTATAATTTGGCACGAAAAACTTTGATAAGTTACTTAATGTTTCGTCGTAATCAGGCACCAACTCTTGTAGAGGTTCCACTCCATATAACCTAGTCGTAATTGCATTGAATAGATCATTGTAAATTTTGCCTGTGGAAGGCCTAGTGACTGGTGGTAGATATCTGTTAGTGTAGTTTGTTAAAACTTTCTTCCCATGTAATTGTTCTCTACTACTAATAATGCCTTTGTTAGGTAAGACGTATTTAATATGATCGTCTATATGGTTATTTTGATAAAATTCAATGGAATCAGTGTAGTCAATGTCTAATACGTCATCATCACGTAATTTGGGAGCTAAATTATAGTTAAACATACTAATAATTTGATCGTGTAATTCGATGTGGTTTTTAACCCTCACTGTAGGATAGTATCTGCTTGCCTCAATTAATTCGGCCATGTCATTCTCATGCCAAGGTTTATAAATAGTATATTCCGGTATGATGATTGATATGTCACTCGTTATATGTTTTACTTGGTCTGGGTGGTGACACAAAATCATGGGGCTGCTCCGTTGTTCATCCCACATTCTAATTCTAGTAACGTATACGTCTTCAACTAATCGCCAACCTTTCTTCAAATTTAGATCTTTAATTTTGAGGAAAGAATCAACTGGTATTAAATCGTCTACATCGGTTATGTTTAGTTCTTTATTACGCTTGATGAATGTAGTTTTCCCTGAACCACTAGGTATGCATATGGCCCTTACTTGGGATTTAAATTTCTTATCATAGTTTAACAAATTACTTGTCATTATTTGGCGTGTGGCGTCTTCCAACATCATGTCCACTGTATCAAAACTTGAACGGCCTGGGCCCTCATAATTTAGCAATGGATGTATTTCAAATAGGTGTTTGTGATATTTGGCATCCCCTTCAGCTAACTTAACTCCCATTGTTTCAAATACTAATTGTTGTAAACCAGTAAGTGCTGGCGTGTCATGCTCTTTAAGGATATCCCTCAAACCTAAGTGATTTACATTGATCCCAGAGGATGTAATCATTATTGTTGTTGAGTTCTTGTTCACAGTTATAAATACGTGGGACCTGTCTTGGAACCACGGTACGTTTATATAGTAATTTCTCATTCCAACTATCCTCTTATGCATCCTGGCTAATCTTCTTAGCTGCGGGTGCGATTGGACAATTTGACTAGCCGAATCACCAAATATTGGTAAAACCACTTTGTGTAAGAATTTATTGCCACTATTGCAATAATAACATTTCAACAATCCAATCATTATGTCTTTTATATATAGAGTTAATTTCTCCATCATAACATTACCATTGTTCATCCAGGTATCCAGCATCTTTCGAGCTACTTTCATCATGTTGTTGAAAATAAAGCCGGAACCATCACTGTGTACAGTGTTGCCTATTGTTACATATAATGTGAAGTTTGAAACCTTCAATTCAATGCATCCGCAGTTCAAGTTCTTGCCTAATACTCTGAACGGTTTTGTGAGTAGCATCTCATCCTGGTTGACTTTAGTTCTAATGTCCTTGTTAGCTGTACTAGGTAAGTTTGATACCATGCGTTTGGACGCATGTGAGCACTCAATGTATTCTTCGTTTATGTCATGTGACACATTATACTCTTCCACATAGTCGCCGTAGCCTTTGCCCTCATAATCGGGTTCTTTCATGTCTTCCTTTTTATCATTTGTTGCGTCAAATAGGTTATCCGGACTGATTGGCAACTTCACACCTCCTTCTATATCATCTTCAGCGTGGTTTGCTCCTATAAAGCGGTTGTACAGTTTTTTAAACCACTTGATCGATAGGGTGTACAAATATTTACTAAAATCAGTCATGGTCTTCATGATATCAAGCGTACTGCTGATAACCTTGTTATCATATAGTAGGTTGATGCTAATTCCATTCCTAGCTAATACGTCATATACTTCCTTGTAATCACCATTAACTATCATGGCCTCCGTTAAGTTGCGCATAGTTTTATAATTCATACGGCTAAGTAAGCYTTTATGTCTACGTTCCATAGCATCTAAATCAAGGCACCCGGTAGCTGCGTTGCGGCCAAGTTTATATCTAATATTAGTCCATTTAGCTTCGTCCATCATCCATAAGTGCAATAAGGCGCTACTACGTATTTCATAATCCTCACGCCCATTCTCAGCAGCCACTTTAGTTATGTTCATATCGTCAAGTATTTTGTCAACTGTAGCATAGTCTTGCCGTAAATCCTGGTTTAATATTTCCGATATTTCTTCCATTGTTATTTTCCCGTTAGCCCTTAGTAGGTTTTTCACGCTAATAGCTTTTACCATATTAAACTTGCGTGAATTATTGTAGCCTCTCAACGACGTTAAGAATTCGTCGACCAAGCGTTTCATTTTGTAATTACTCATATCATCAAAACCATATATCAATATGTTAGAATCTAGCATGAAGTTAAATAACTTTTCATAATTGGTTGATCCCTCATATTTTTTAATGTTGGTGACAAACCGAGATGGGTTTGAATCGTGTTCCATTTGCCATAGTATGGTAGCTGTATCCGAGAAACTAAGCACATTCATCCTTACGGCTTGAAAGCGCAGATAATCTACCACATATTTTGCTAATTGTGGTAGATATCTACCTACACATTTAACTAATTCGACTGTAGGGATAAGTATCTCCTCCAACATCAATCTACAACCTGATACCACAAAACTACTAATATTAATGCCAATTTCATTTATGCCTGTCATTGACAAGCCATTAGGTAATTTTAAGTCGTTGTTATTGGCTAACACCGTACACGAAATCCGATGTCTGGATAAGGCAGTATATAAGGCTTTATCAGTTAGTGCATCATTATCTAATAGTAATAACACTACATGGTCCCATTCAGAACCTTGCGATTTATCGATGTTGACCACTTGAACGTCATTGGTGAATCGTGCGACGTAAGATTTAGTTTTATTACTAACAGTTAGTATGGCATTTACTTGCCTTCCTTCTAACGTGGTCAACGCCTTACTGATGCTACCCACAGTTTTAATAAATTTTATACCCTTATCATTAATATTTAGTCCAGACATGGGCATTCCAAACCTTGACAATATCTTTGCTGTCTCAGGCCCAAACCTATACGACACGTTTAGCGTTTCTATGGTCGAGGCTTTATTAAGCCATTGGGTTGAGCCACCTTGGTCGTATCCAATTAGGTCTGGTGTGCCCATTTGATTGCTATCGTAAGTTGCTATTATTTCTTTCACACCCTTAATTGCCAATTGTAGTATGTCAAACACGTTGAATAATCCAGCTTCGTCTAAGCCGATTCTTTCTTTGGTGGGCTTCGTCGTAAACTTATCGCGGTTCAACATGATGCTTTGTTTTGTTATAATTTCATCAACCATATTGGTTAATTTCGTGGTTTTCCCACTACCTGGGGGTCCATCTATCAGTTGGACTTGCGGGAAGGCTGGTATATTTTCCATATTGTTAAGTTCACTCATACTCTTAAAGTGATAATTAGTAGCATTCTTATGCCGAATAACAATACTATTGTTTCTGACACAACTTTCAATAAATTTATGGTCACCATAAGCCCATTCAGCCTTTTCATTAAGTACGATGCATATGTCATTAGTTAGGTTATGTCGTATGGCCCTAACTTGTTCTACACTTTTAATAATGAAACATCCATTGCTAAATGACTTCTTCCCATAGTCAGTAGCAGCCACTGCATCATGTAAGTCATTAAATATCTTGATTAAGATATTGAGATGGTAGGACATGGCACAGCTTCTAACGTTTGAATAGTCATTATTCAGTAAACTGTGTTTTACTAGTACGCATGGTTGATTGAAGTTAACCGAAGCCACGTACTTAGGATATAAGCATTTGAAGCACTGTGTTTTGGTTGGTATACGTATATTCAAACAGGTATCACACTTACCACTCACCGTAATGGGCCACCTAGCGTGCGTAAGTGATTCTTCAATATCTGTTATGTACATTGAGTTATTGTTGATACGCGTCTTTGTTAGATAAACCAGTTTAGAATTCCTATTCTTAAGTATCTGGTAGGCTGTGCTATGTAGGCTAGAGGGGTTGAGCAGGTATAGTTCATAATAACTACATTGCGGCTCTCCCATAGGGGTGGTAGTGATTAGATCACACTTCCTCCAAGAGCACAAGTTAATCATTTCATAAAAGTCAGCCAATTCTGTATAGCGTACTGTCTCAATCAACTCGCCCTTCACGTTTAAATCATAAGAATGTCTTAAGCCGTCATCCTGGATATCCAAGTTTGTTTTATCTTCAAATATTTTATTGATATCAATTTTGATGTCACCAGTGCTCCAGTCTTTCGTGGAGTTGGTTGCCAATGAGTTGACACTAATTGGATCACTACTAATATGCATTCTGATAGTGACAGGGTTAGGCAAATTGTTTATAAAGTGGTGTCCGATATGGCAACGCGGTTGAGTCGTACTTTGTAAGTACTTGTAGTCGTTCAAGTCAGCGTACAGGCTCTTGGTTGGTTTCCTATCATTGTGAATCTTGTATTTGCCCGATATCTCTTTGCCAGCTGGTATATGTAAGGTCAGTACGTCGGACTCATACTTAATGGCATAACGTTTTAGAAAATTGATGAATTCTGGTTGACCTGCATAAGTATTAGTGATGTGGTCAATGGATAAGTCCATTGGCCGTATAATTTTATCATCGTCGTACTGTAAGTCCGTGATCATACAAGGGTTCCAATGGCTCTTACCATTCACTAGTTTCACGTCAAGGATGTTCACGTAACTAATAGTAGTAGGGTCGCCTGTGATGATTATGGGTCGCTTGGTGATTAGACAAACGTTGAGATGGGCTCTGTAACATAAAGTCACAATATCTTCAAGTGACATGTATTCCAGTCCCATGTTAGTTGACACAATTGCATGTCTTTTTTGTGGCATCATTGACAGGTAAGAGGCAGCGAAGCAATCACCAAAAGCATCAACCTGCGTGTAACCGGAGATATAACACTTTGTGATCTCATTTAACACTGTTCGTCGGATGATAACATCTGTGAAGTTACTTTTATCAGATAACTCCTTCGAGAAACGGATAACAGGTTCAATTTTTTGATTATCATCATTAACTTCCAATGGCTCTTGTTCATCGTTATCATCCTTCTGGATGGGCGTTGCCGCAGCTACTTCAACTGGTTTAGGAGCAACCGTGGGTGCTCGCTTTATGTATCGTGATTCACCGAATTTCAAATCATTTAACGGTATCTTTACCCTATCATCAATGGGCACTTCAATATCATCAGTTGCCATGAAATTAATCTGGGTTGCTGTTTGCGGTTTAACTATCGTTGGCCTTTGTGCAGCCAGCTTTTTCTTGAACTCACCTTGGTTAACTTTTACTGAAGGCGTCGGTAAGTTAGTTGTGCTAGGTTTTGGTTCATCGGTATTAACTGAGGCTTTAGTCTTAGTTTGGCTTTGCGGAGCTTTAGGTGGTTGTTCGTTCATAGGCTTTTTGGTTTCAGAACCATCTGAACCCCCACTTGGTGTTTCATTGTTCTTTGATTCAGATTTCGAATGACCACGCCCATGTTTAGCTTCAGTGGCTTCAGCGCCTACCTTGACGGTCGGTTCTACATTGAGATGTTTGTCATCAAAACAGACCGGGCAATTTTTGGTCGACGAGGCAATGCCACAGCATTGGCACACAAAGGTTCGTTTACAGTTGCACCACGCTCTTCCACAGCAATGTTCACTTAACAATTTATGTTCATGGGGGCACTCTGAGTGATAAGAATTGCAGAATTGATCGTTAAGACACAAGCTGCAAAATCCGTTGACAGTTTGGCTAAGTATCTGACAACATTTGCAAGGTGTGCCTTCTACTCCTAACACTAAATGATTGTGAGGGGAATTGTGATCATGGATACAGTCGGAATGTTGCTTGCATTCATCGCGGGTGTATTGCGGCCCATCATGGTTGACCATATCGGATAAAGATTGGCTGCTATTTTTCACTGCCAAGTCTTCAAGTTCTGGTGGGTTAATAATTGTGAAGGGCTTGACAATCAATTTTGATGTCAGTATCACACAGTTTGTTGATACGTCCATACTCTTGGTCACACTCTTAATTAAATCCGACCAAGCACTTGTAATCTTGAATATCTCTGTATTTGGTTTCTGGGCCCAATTTTCTACGAATTCCGACAACATAGCGTTAGTGCTAGGGTCAAATTGGTATCCGAGGCCCTGAGCAAAATTCTTTAAACTGCCCAGTACCGAAGTCCACCAATTGTCGAACCCTCTTCTTTCAGTATAGGTTTCAACCATGTCCTGTGTACTCTCTACCATACGCTGGTGCATCATAAGAGCTACGATGCTGTGGTAATTTATGTCGTCAGCTTGAATATCGTAGGCTTTAAATTCATTCTTTGAATTGAAATAGACTTGGCTAACCAATTGCTGCCCGTATTCGTTCAGCATTTGTATGCTTGGTTCGTTGCTGAGCAACTTTTGACGCAATCGGCGCAGGAATCGTAGATTTATTCTGCGTTGAGAGTATGTCACTGGTTTGACAAACGTCAGGCTAATTGGCTGTTTATAATTGACATCAGGTATGTTGAATAGTTCAACTTCAGAATCACCTGTTACCCAGTGAGCAAACTCCATGGTTTTCTCCGTCATGTCGGTATTTGTCAGTAGGTAATGTTCAAATATCACGTGGGGTCCTGACCTACCTTTGAATCTTGAGTATACACCAAAGTTATTACAATGCACTATAGGGGACCTGAACCAAAACTCAATGTTCTCGCGAGGCCCGGTGTATACGAGGCTATCATCATTAGTGACCATTTTGAAGTCCCGTTTTGTTTTGATCCAGTGTCCCTCATTAAAGGCCAACTGGCCACCTTCAGCTATAAAATAGTCAGCAGGTAACGTGAAGGCATTGGTTAGTTTTACGATTCTCTTGGCACACATGATGCTTATCAATTCATCGGGGGTGATGTTATAGATGGAATCTATCATCATCCCTACCGCTGCATGTTTCGGTGACACCTTGCAATCTTGAGCTCGTTCATAGCAATAATGTAAGTCAGAGCCATCTTTAATTGACTCAAACATTTGTTCAACCAATACGTTGGGGCGCTGCGATTCGTTCTTAGTGTTACGTATTGCGTGCATATTAACTTCATTGAAAGTGTTGAGTTCGTGGTCAATAGCACGCGCTTCCGTGGTGTTGTCAACCCGAGCAAAGCATGAGTGCACATTCGTATGTCTATGCGCCAAGTGGAAGGATGGATTGCCGCCTATATCGAATATTGGTACATTGATTGGTGTGTTGTTGACGATACGCTTATTCAAGGTTTGGCGGCTAATGGCCATGAACGGGTGCTTATGATGTGCCTTTGGGTTCATCACATACAAGAAATCAGGGTAAGCTACATTCAATTCATCCAACACGTTCTTCGGCACTGACATGGGTACAGTTAAGCTGTTGTTGAGGTTGATTTTCGTCACACTGTTCACCAATCTCCGGTCCAGATCAACTATTGCGTTCTTGAATTCCGNNATGGTTGTTATTTTTCCTTGGAGGATGGTGTCATTCTCAAGAACCTCTTGTATTTGCTTAATTGTAAGGCCAAGCATAGCACCCTTGTTGGTAAATTCCACCAAGTCAATGAAATCCAGAAGTATATCTCGACCAAAGCGATAGACCGGTACACCATTATCATGACAATGCACCTGTTTCCCATCTTTAGTGCCCATCAAAGGTTGAAAGGTCAGGCCAATCTTGTCCTCTTGCGGATCATCGCAGTGCTTGCCATTGCTGAATAATTTCAGGTGGTGACAACGCATCAGGTGGCTCTCGATCAAGTGCAAGTTGTCGCCATTCCAGGTTAGCTCTACAATCACATTGGGGTCCAAACAACCAGCAATAGTGCGCATAGTTTCAAGGTCAATAGGTCTGACCGTGGGTTCTTCATCTTCATCATCAGGGAAGTCAAACTGGATGAACTTAGTCCAATCATATGGCTTCCCACGAGCGAATGCGCCAAACTTGGGGCGAGGTTGGCTAGGGTTAATAGTGTACCTACACATTCGAACCCAGCAGCTGCCATCACCTCCCATAGTGATTCCGGATTTAACGTTAACCCGATCGGTTGCAAACTTAAACAACTCTGGGTTGTTAGTGGCTAAGTTGTGGTACTTAGCTAGTTTTTCTTGCTTAATGTCCATTTGGACAAGCTCATTTGCATGAGCTTGTCCGTTGTTTTGCTTGTTGTCCGTCATATTTATGAATATATTGTTTAGGTTTTGAATTGTGATGGTATTGGTCTTTTGATTTATTTATGGGATTTCGTTATAATTATTC